CCCCATACATGCATACTAAGGATAATAGTAGTGTATCCTTAAGCTATCGTAAGAGTATGTTAGTCAAACGTGGTTGATCACTCGTACGCCAACCACTCACCTAAACCTTGACTTTGGCTCGGTCCAATCACTAGGCACTATTTAAAGAAATCGAGGGCACCTAGAGGGAGAATTGCTAAATCACGCATAATTTCATCACAAGGCGGCCGATAGATAACATAACGGGCCGTCCCAATTCTGATCCTTAAACAATCTTTTCTAAACATTCCGGTCTTCTTGATTAAAATTTCTAGCTGTGGAGGTGGGAATCTATTTCGTATTACATGTTGAAAGAATTTTAATCCCCTAATCTGGCTAACTGAGTCTGAGTTTCGGGGAGGATTGAGATACACAACACTCTTAACGTTAACTCCTAAGTCTTGCCATAATGAAAATGATCTGTGACTTTTCGTTGTATCGATTCTTAAAACATTGTCGTTATATTGTTGTTCGAGCATTTCGTCTGATAACTTCTTAAAATATGGATCTGATCGTTCTTTACTAAACACTCGATCAGTGCACCACTCAACGAAATCATAAAGGAGATGAGTAGTCAAGTTAGAACCAGATCCCGCGACGAGATAGTTAGATGCCCTTAAAGACGAAAAGTGCTCATTTTCTTTACAATTTTCTATATATGATAGCCGATCGATAATATATTCTCCGTCTCAGCAACTCATACCATCTAAACAAAATTGACGCCTTAAGAAGTGAACCCCTCTTGTAGTCGCAGTTGTATAAAATGGCAATATCGTATCCTCGATCGGGTCGATCTTCATCCCGGACCGCTTCAGCTCATAATTTACTTCAGATGAGTCAATCCAATCTGGATAACTTAATAGGGTATCATCACCAAAGCAAATTAAGTTAAAATCATCATCAAGGACTTTGCCATGTTTTCGATAGATATTGTCAAATGCAGTAGTCCATATAATTCAATTACACAATGTATTAATAAGTGATGTAAATGGATGCCCAGATGGTAAT